CCATAATTAGTTTATTCTGTCCTGCGAATAATAAGGAAGGAACAAAGAAGGGAGAAATGCATAAAAATATCAAGTTGTATCAACACGATGTATGGAATAATCTATTGAACCTACTACATAAAACATTCAAAAGCAAGTTCTACCAATTTCATTATCAAATACAAACAGACGGAATTAGCTGTTCTCTATTGTTTATTCGTAAAGATTTGAAAGATAAGAAATGGGGAAGTAAAGTTCCTACTTTACAAGAACAAGATTTCCATAACATAGAAGATTTATCATTAGAACAACTCAAAGAAGTAGCACCTCGTAATATTGTAGGTTGTGACCCTGGTAAAAGGTCGTTAGTCTATATGATGGATAGTAATGGTAAGAAACTTCAATATACCGCACCTCAACGGAAACGAGAAGGCAAAGCAAAAACAAACCAACGAATATTATTAGTAGAAAAGAAACGAAATAACATCATAGAAAAAGAAACCCATTTATCGTTTCAAAATAGTAAGTCTGTTGATTATGAAAAGTTCAAAAAGTATTTAGTAGAAAAGGATAAACTCAACAAAGAAACAATAGATTTTTACCAAAGAGATGTTTGGAGGAAAATGAAGTTTCGTCAATATAGTTATGGTAAGAAATCCATAGATACATTCCTTAATAAAATCAAGGAAACCTTTGGAGACAATATCCTAATTGGTTATGGAAATTGGAGTAGAAGTACTCAAATGAAACATTTTATGCCTACACTCAATAAAGGATTAAGAAAGCAAATCCATAAGAAATATGATACAATTACCATAAACGAATGTAATACAAGTAAAAAATGCTGTGAATGTAATAATGATTTGTCCTATTACAGACATAGCGATGGAAACAAGCAGTTTCGTCTTTTAGTATGTTCTGGATGCGTGAGACCCCAAGTCAAACAAACCGTATTTAGAACAAGAGACGCTAATTCAGCAATCAACATAATGAACTTAACAAAGTGCTGGATTGATAGGCAAGAACGCCCTGCGTGTTTTCAAATTTCGTCTTTCACCACTTCCAATACCAAAGAAGAAGTGGAAAAAGTTAGACCATCGTAGGTGAAAATCCTACTATTGATTTTACATTTTTGATTTTTATTTTGGGGTTTTGTCCCATTTTAAATGTCCGAAGGTGTAAAATTAATATAAATATTTATAATAAGTTCGTAATCTCGTTGAATATAATTGGTACATCTCGATATATCCAGCTTCAATCATTATGGGATGTATATCTTCATCAACACTGCAAGCAGGACTAGTAATGACAAATACCTTTTTGTCATTAGTTCTGTAGTATTCCATATGATCCAGATGTATATTAGTTACATCCTCGGCAATTTCTCTTCCTTTTCGTGAAACTTTATTATTCCAACATTTTGCAATGTTAAAATCTTGAATAAAGTTGTTGCGGTTAGTAATAATTTCGTGTGCGTCATTCTCATAAGTAAAATTACCCCAATAAACATTGTTATAAATGTTAGGGTAATTAGTATAGTCGGCGTTAGTATCGTTATACATTTTATTAATGTTTTGGGTTAAATGGTTACTATGCTAATAAATCAAAATAATTCTCAATTTTTTACATTTTTGTTGTTTATTGTATAACAAAAACAAATAGATAAAATATATATAAATATTATATATGATATTATTATAAATCATGTACGAAAATAGTTTTATAGAAAATATAGATAATATAGAAGATAATAGCAAATTAGTACGTGAAAAGAAAAAATATAAAAAAAAGGAACTGAGTGTATTTTCTTATAAAGATTATAAAACAGGTAATATAATATTAGAAAAACATACTATACCTATACTGAAGAAAGTATGTAAATCATATCAATTACGTGTTACAGGTAGAAAAAAGGAATTAATCGATAGAATAATATGTTGTTTTAATAAAATTAGTGCATCAATAATAATTCAAAAAAATTTACGTAAATTATTCGTGAAAATGTTATTTAAATTATACGAGTCAAATGTATGTGATAGAAGTCAATGTGTAAATGAAACCGATTTTTCAACATTAGAACCTATTATAGATATACCAAAAGAATATTTTTATAGTTATACTGATGAAAAGGGATTTTTATATGGTTTTGATATAATATCGTTAATAGAGTTATTGCGAAAAGTAAAAAAGGTATATAATCCTTATACCCGGGAACTGTTTTCACAAGAACAAAAAAATACGATAATAAAAATGTATAACTTAAATTTTATAACAAATCATAAGTTTAAAAATGAAAATAAATATTTCATACGTCAAATACCACGTAGTCGTTCTTATACTATTCGCAATAGATATCAAGATTTTATAACAAGATTAGCAAATGAATTAAGACCAAATAATATAGATAATAATCAATCCTCGTATAACAACTATAATCCAATAGTAAATCCAAATATAGTATACCCACAAAATGATGATAATGAAAGATATCAACAAATAGTTGAAATACGACAAAAAACACTTCAAGAGCGTATAAACAGATTATTTACAGAAATAGACCAACTAGGTAATTATACACAAAATTCTTGGTTTTCTAACTTATCACATTTACAATGCGCACAATATTATAGATGTTTATTTGATATATGGAATTATCGAGGTCAATTAACAAGAATGCTTAAACTACAAATATGTCCGTTTCATCCACCATTTGATGGTATATTTGCAAGAAATGTTAGACATATAGATTTATCATTAGAAGAAATAAAAACAACGTGTATTATTGTAATGGAAAACATGGTATATAGTGGTATTAATAATGAAATAAGACAAATAGGAGCATTTCATGTTTTAACAGCACTTACTATGGTATCTATACCTGCTAGACATTCAATGCCTTGGTTATATGAATCTATTGTATTTTAAGTAAAAACTTATATATAAATATATATTTTAATTTAATACTTCATTAATGGTGTGATAACTGTTAATAAATATATATATTAGTCTAAAAATACTTAAAAAGGTACTATATAACTATGTATATAATCAAGTATGGTTAGAACAACTAAGACAACTGAAAAGACAAGTGCTCCTAAGGCAAAGACTACATCAAAGAAGACCAAGGCTCCTGAGACCGAGGCTGCTCCTGCTGCCCCTGTAACTAACGAGCTTGCTCCTGCTGCTGAGGAGCCTGTCGTTGAGACCCCTACTATTATGGTAAAGATGGCTGAGTTCAGCGCTAAGCTCCAACAACTCGTTGGACTATTCTCTGCCGTAAAGAGTGATTTCAAGACTCTTGAGAAGGCAATGAACCGTGAGATGAAGGCTGCTGCTAAGGCTTCTAGCAAGAAGCGCCGTAACACTGGTACTCGCAAGCCTTCTGGTTTCGTCAAGCCTACTAGAATCAGTAACGAGCTTGCCAAGTTCCTTGGTAAGGAGATCGGTACTGAGATGGCCCGTACTGATGTAAGCAGAGAGATTAATGCTTATATCAAGGCCCATAAGTTGCAAGACAAGGACAATGGTCGCACCATCCACCCTGATGCTAAGCTAACCAAGCTTCTTAACGTTGCAAAGGATGATGAGCTCACTTATTTCAACCTTCAACGTTATATGAAGCACCACTTCTACAAGGCAAGTGATTCTGCTACTGCCTAATTTTATAAATAATCCAAAACTACAATAAAAAATATAAAAGTTTATAATTTATAAAAATTAGAAAATAAAAACTTATAAACATAGAATAATTAGAAAACAAAAATAAAAAATTATAAGAAAAATACTGTTTGATTTAAACAATATAAAATATATTGTTTAAATTTACTTATAATGAGTGATAAATACGAAGTATCCAACACAAAGGTTGATATGCAAAGTATGATAACTGATTATGTTAATAAAACAAACCCGAGTGTGTATATTCTTACACCTTGTTTTGGTAGTGTATGTTTTGTTAACTATATTTACAGTTTAATGCAAACTAAAGAATTATTTCAACATTTTAATATTAAATTACAAATTTTATTTTGCAAAAGTGATAGTTTAGTTTCACGTGCAAGAAATAATTTAGTTGCAAAAGCAATGAATGATAAAGAAATGACACATATAATTTTTATTGATAACGATATTACATGGGAACCTTTTGACATAATTAAACTACTAATTGCAGATAAACCTATTGTTGGTGGTATATACCCTTTAAAAACTTATAATTTTAATAAAATAATACCTAGTGAAAACAATCCAAATCCAATCCAAAAATTAATAGATAATAAAAATAAATCCACATTATCGGGTATGAATGATATTGATAATATTAAAACAAACTTAGTCAAATATAATGTAAATTATATATCAAATGAAATGAGTATTAAAAATAATCTAACACAAGTTAAACATATTGCAACCGGCTTTATGATGATACAAAGAGATACTATTACAAAAATGTTTGACAGTTATCCTGAAACAAAATATATAGACGATGTTAATTTTTTAACAGAAGAAGAAAACAAATACGCATATGCTTTATTTGATTGTGGTGTTGTAAATAACCATTATTTATCAGAAGATTGGATGTTTTGTAATAGATGGAGTGATAAAAAAGGTGAATTATGGATAGACGTTACTATTAACTTAACCCATACTGGTATTCACGATTTTAAGGGTTGTTTCTTATCATCTCTATTATGTAAAGACAAATCCCTCTAATTTCATAATATTATGCAAAATTTCATTATTTCTTTCATTTAAAACAATTTCAATTGTATCTAATTCTTTATTTTTTATGTGATTTATGTTGAATATTTCACATATATTATTTAATTCATCAATATTTGTTATATAATTTGTTTCATCTAACAGCCAACTATAAAACGATATATTAGTTGATATTTTTTTAGTAACCAAATTATTTGTATATTTTGAATACCAAAGTATTGTTGTATCCAAATCGGTTTTTGAATGTATATTATAATCAGTCCCTGATAATACCATTATCTGTTTAAACTGTTCCTCAGTCATACATAATTCATTTAAAATACATTCTGTATCATAATATAACACTGTTCTATTCAATAAACTTATATTACGAATAACTCGCTGGCAACCATATAAGAACATATCCATATCATCACTTAGACAAGCCCAAGCCTTACCTGTTTTCACCAAGTACGCACACACTTCATCTGCTTCATTCGGTGATTCATAATACATAATACCATAAGCATTTAATAATTGTTTTACTTTTGTTATATCTTTTTCACATACACGCACAAATTTTTGTTTCAAATATTTCATTTCTTCTTCTAATATAGCCTTTTCGTGTCTATCTTTTAACTTATCATTATACTCTATTAATAAATTATTATATTTATCTTCTGCATTTTTTTTTTCTAATTTTCGCTTTCTAATTAACTCTAACTTTTCAGGAGGAGGCTTACCATCAAAGACAAATAAAGGTATTATCTTATTTTCTAATAATAATGATATTAATAAATACATATTCTCTAATAATGCATTTTCATAAATATAACGATATAAATAAATACTAGTATCTATCACTATTACCTTATTTTCTAGTTGTTTTAAATTAATTTTTCGTATAGAATGCTTACTACAATTTTCTTTCAAAAATCTATTTAAATTTTTTATTCCCATTACGTGTTTTATTAAATTATTTATACAATATTAATACATTAATTGTTAATTCAATTTTATAAAATAAATATTTTCTAATAATATTTATATTATGATAACCGATATATCTACTGAATCTATTAATACTATTGAACGAATAATTAAACCTCAAATTAGTATTAATAAATTAGAATATTCATCATCTACATATAAGATGTTCTCTTTATTATTTAACAGAATAGCACATTCTAGAGAACTTTGGAATATTAATAAAAATAATATTAATTATTCTGTTATTAATGATCTTTCTTATGATACTAATTACTATCCTACTCCAATTCAAAAGTATATCAACGAAAATAAAAAAACAATTTATAAATCATCCTTTGTATGTGGAGAACATTCTATCAATTTATTTATTATGAATTATAATTCTGTAAATAAGAGAACCTTTATAATGAATATTATAAAAAAGGTCTATACTTGGCTTATGTGTGCATCTAATTTTTCTAGTAGTAAATGTTCTCAAAACTTAAATATTTATTTGTCATTAACAAATCAAATTAAAAAATTACCTAACTTGAAAGATAAGTATATCGATAGAGAACATATTAATTCGGCTTTTACATATTCTTGTAAAAAAGACAATGAAATTCATATTTTTCGTAACGAAGAATGGTTTAAAGTTCTCATACACGAATCTTTTCATAGTCTAGGATTAGATTTTTCTGTATTCGATCATACTGATTCTAATAAACAAATATTAGAACTATTTAATGTAAAATCTGATGTAAGAATATTTGAAACATACTGTGAAGTATGGGCTGAAATCATTAATTGTATGTTTATTGTGTTATCAAATACACATTGGAATGACAATTATGATAAATGGTTGGAGAACCTTAATAACAAATTAATTGAACTTTTACACAATGAACGTATATTTTCGCTGTTTCAATGTTCAAAAATTCTTTCTTACTTTAAAATGAATTATAATGACTTATTTGAGAACAATGATAAATATAAAGAAAAAACTCATATATTGTCATATTTTATTATAAAATCTATATTTTTATTTCATCTAGATGACTATATACAAAAATGCATTGAGATTAATGGATATACTATTAACTTTAAAAAACAAGACTATTTGGAGAACATTAATAATTATATTTTATTCGTTAAAGAAACGTACAAAAATAAAGCGTATATAGAAACAATTAATCAAATCACTCATATTACAAATAAAAATAATACCAAAATATCTAATAATGTTAAGAATACATTACGCATGTCACTATATAACTATAAATAATATTATAACCCTTCGTATATTATATATAATAATATAATATACAAATGTCAAGAACGACAACAAAAAATGAATATTTATTAAATTTATTAAAAAATAAAGGATTGAATTATCCTGATAATTCATTACTACGTGCATTTAGTAAAAAAGAAAAAGAAACTGATTTAAACTTGTTGTCTAAAGACGAACTTGAGAATATATATAAAGAATGGAGAGATACAGAAACAATGACTAGAAAACAAAATAGAAGTGCGAAGCGAAAACAGAAACAAAAACAGAATAAGAACGATGAAGAAGACGAATTGTTTAATAATTTAATTGATGAATATGAACAAAATATGATAGAAAAAGCAGCAGAAAGACAAAGAAAAAAGAATGAAAAAGAAGCCGCTTTGTCATTACTTAATTTAAATAATGTAGG